GAACTAGCTGAGGGGGATTTACTGATCATGCGTGGGGATCTTATACACAAAACACAAGACGCATTAACTAAAAGAGTAGCTATGTCATTCCGCACAGCACAAGGCACTTTTAAAATATCTAAAAAACAAATGCTACATCAGAGTGTGTTTAAAAATAAAACTTTTGAAAGTAATAAAGAATATTACAATGATCTATTAAAAGTATTTGATTTTTTTAATTCTGATGAAGTTGCCACTTATGAGATAGTTGATTATATGAATAAATTAAGAGATATGGAAACAGAATAATGGTAGCTAGTCAGAGTTTTTTCTATGACGGCCAGATTGAACGCTTTTTAGCGCAGTTTGTTCGTATGGTTTCGGGATTTCAAGTTGAATTTGGAGTCGCAAATAGTGCCGCTGGCACAACACTTCAACGTGTACCAGTATATTATGGTGATGGTAGTAGGCAAGTTGCAGCTATTATCACGCAGAATACATCGCCCAATACTATGGCCACTGTACCGGCTATGACTGTTTACATACATAATATCACTTACGATAAAGATCGTATACAAGATCCTACATTCATTGGTAAAGTGCAGGTTCGCGAGCGTTATTATAACGAAAATACTCAAGAATACGAAAATCGTCAAGGTAATGCATTTACCATTGAACGTTCAATGCCTGTGCCTTATACCTTAGAACTTAAACTAGACATTTGGACTAGTAATACTAAACAAAAACTACAGCTATTAGAACAGCTAATGGTCTTGTTTAATCCTGCTATGGAAATACAAAGCACAGACAATTATATTGATTGGACTAGTCTAAGTTATGTTTACCTTGACAGCCCGAATTGGACTAGTCGTTCAGTACCAATCGGTACAGACAATCCGATTGATGTTGCTACTCTTACATTTAAATTGCCAGTGTGGATTAGTCCACCAGCACGTGTTACTAAATTAGGTGTTATACAAAAAATTATTGCTAGTATGTATAATGCCAATGGTGATTTGAATGACTCTATTCTCGACGATGCGGCATTAATGGGCAAACGTCAATACTTCACTCCGCTACAATATGGTGTGCTGTTGGTTAATGGTATGCTAACATTATTGAAATATGCCAATATAGAAACTCCTAGGGATATAGGCGGAGAAGCCATCGACGCATCACCTGTGCAGGTAGGCACGCCTACTGATTGGCAAAACTTTGTCGGTATATATGGCAACTTATCTAATGGTATCAGCGAGGTTAGATTAACACAGCCTGATGGAATCACTGAAGTTATTGGATATGTTAGCTATCATCCCACTGACCCAACCTTATTGATTTTTAACGTTAATCCTAACACAGTACCATCTAATACGTTAACACCAATTAATGCTATAATTAATCCATCTAGTGGTACACTAACCACTAGCATTACACAACCTGCCGCTGGAACCAGATATTTGATCTTAGGTACAATTGGCAGCGAAAATAATCCAGCTGGGTATGGTCCTGCACTATGGCAAGGCACAGACGGCACTGATTTAGTTGCTAATGCTAACGATATTATTCAATACAATGGGCACCATTGGACTGTATCATTTGACAGCCAAGCTACTCCGACGCTACAATATGTAAGTAACCTTACTACGGGAATTCAATATAAATGGAACATCAATCAGTGGGTCAAAAGCTACGAGGGCGAATACAAAGCCGGACTATGGACTCTAGTGCTATAGAAGGTGTAGGCACATTCATTTATAGCGTATCAACTGGTAGATATCTTTTTTTACTACGTGATGGTAATAAGTATAGTGGCACTTGGGGACTAGCTGGTGGTAAGATTGATCCCGGTGAATTATTATTAGCTTCTCTATATCGTGAACTAACTGAAGAATTAGGCTACAACTTTCAAAATGTTAAAGTAATCCCTATAGAAAAGTTTACCAGTGATAATGGTCGCTTTGCCTATCACACTTTTTTAATTCCTGTAGATACAGAATTTACTCCTAGGTTAAACGAAGAACATCGAGGTTATTGCTGGGTAGAACTAGCAGATCACCCCAAACCTTTACATCCAGGCGTGTGGCGCACTATTAAATTTGATGCTGTAAGTAAAAAGATTAAAACTTTAGAATCAGTCTTATAAGTCAGCTTCTAGGACAAACTCTCTGAAACTAATTTGTCTAAGATTGCTACAAGATGCAAATTGTTCTGGTAGGGCACTGCGACCAGCTGGAGTAACCCAAACCCAATCAACATCGTCATACACTGAAAATAGTTGAACACGATTATCTATCCATTTAGTATGCAAAATATCAACATGCGCAGCGTCGTACCCATTAGTTCCAGCATAAACATTGTTATTACCTGGATTTTCTTGACCATCAAACCCTAATAAAAAAATAGTTTTATGTCCATCAAATGCCGCAATGTATGCCGCGGTAGTTCCAGCATCAGCATAAGGATCATGTGGGATTAAATAGAATTTACCAGGATGTTTTAAAAGAGTTTGGGCTCTGGTATAAACAATATGATCGTTTATATAAGGTCCTGTTGTAGCAACTTCGTCGGTAATTAGGTCACCGATTGCAACTAAAAAATCTGGAGCAAAGTCTTTATACAGTGAGTTACATCCATATGTTTGCAAAGTGTTAGCACCTAACAAACCACTAAAATGTTTTAAATTATTGAGATCAAAATCTAATCTACTAATCCCATTACCAATAACTACAGCACGATTTGAAATTTGATTGTTTGTAATAGAATTCGTAACTGTTTCTAATAAGTCAGTCCATTGATGACGCTCGTATTTACGATCAGTGACTATTTTCTCACCGGTATAATCTGCACGGTATTGTTTTGAAAAATTTAACATCAATTACCTTTATACTATGTAAGTACCGAATGTTTTAACATTGGCCTGTGCTATTGTTGATGAGTAATACACATTTACATTGCCCCCAACAACATTAGCACTAAACGTACCAAATGATGTACCATTGTTAACAATACCATATGTGCTGATATATGCATTGCCATTGCTATCGGTAATCACACGAGCTTCATAACTTTCAAAGTTTGTTGTACCTACTTCAGAATGCACTAGATATTTGGCATCTGAATAGGTATTTTGATTCCAAGTATCGATTAAGACTGGAGTAGCTGTTGCAGGTATATTAACTGGAGTTTGTGTGTAAGTAACATGATTTCCGTTTTTGAAATTAAAGTTACCTACTGGGTCAACTAATATTTGTTCAACTGTTGAATTTGTACCAGTCCAAATGCTTGATCCGGTTGGATCTGCAATAAATTGGTTTAGACCGTTACCACTAGCAAGTGCCGATACTGAAGCTGTAGTGGTTAATATACGAACATCAATAATATCTGTCGGTGCTGGTGGTTCAGTAAATGTTAATGTGCTACCACTTACTGAATACGCTAGTACCGGGAATTGCATAACCCCGTTGATACTTACAATAGTTCCTGATGTTGTTGCAGAACTTTGCAGTGTAAATGTTGTGTTTGTTCCGTCAACATTGCCGTATCCACCAACTACATTACCTACAAATTGGCGGTCACTTACTACAGTAAATACTGAACCTGCAGGTACCCATGTTCCTGGTGCTCCTGTAGTGGTACAATATTCTAAGTTCGTAGTAGTAGTGTTGTAACGAACCATACCCACAAGGTCGACGTTGCCGCTACTACCTGGACGTTGTGCTGACGTACCAGATGGAATTTGGATACCACCTGTGCCACCAAATTTAGCAGCCGCACCATAACTCGGTGTTGTGTTGCCTTGCCCAGATATAATAACACTGTCTAATCCGTTTGCGCCAGGTACTGCTACAAATAGTGCCGGATCACTTACCCCTTTAATGGTAACAGGGTTAGATCCTTGACCTGCATTAAATGTAGCACCCGTTCCGGCCCATATATTAGCTTGAGTGCTAAACCCACCAATTACAGTTAATGCTCCTGTGGTCTGTGATGTTGCTACCGCAGAACTTAATATTGATACGTTATTATAAACGCTACTGAATATTACTATAGTATTAGTAGTTGATAAGCCGCCTGCTATAATAGATACACTGTTTGACTCTGATCCTAACCAATAATTTCCGCCTTGTACCAACGAATATCCATCGCCTGGAATTATCGGAACTCCGGCCTTGCTAAATTTAGGGCCAGCAATACCTGTAGTAATAAAATTAGATACGTTAGAACCCCAACCAGCATAAAATTCTGCAGTCGAGTTAGTCCCATTATTTACATTAATTATTGTTGATCTAACTGCTGAATTAGCATTGGCAACAATTTGCACTATGTTTTCTGGGTATACTATATTACCTGCTAAATCTGCACCTAGTGTAATTCTATTATTGCTAGATAGATTTAAGTTGCCATTAATGCCAACACCACCAGCTGATACTATTGCACCACTGGCATAATTTGTGCTGACTGTTGACAAGTTAGCATAATACACACCAGTTGATTGTAATGCAGTAAATGTTGCTGTGCTAGCAGTTGCATTACCGATTGGAGTTGAATTAATTGCAGCCGCTTGTAACAGCCCTGTTAGGACATTACCTGATGCATTTAATGTTGTTGTGTTTAATGTAGTTGCATCAATAGTGCTG